GTTGCAGAGTTTGATGATGCAGATAATGTAGTAGACTTTCTTGAATACTTAAAACAGAAACGTGATAAGGAGTTAAACTAATGGCAACACACTTAGTCATAGGGGATCCTCATTGTACCCCAAAAGCAACCAATGAGAGATTTTTATGGGCAGGAAAATTTGCTCGAGATCTAAAACCGAATACTATTATTTGTATGGGAGACTTTGCAAGTATGGATTCACTATCTAGTTATGATAAAGGTAAAAAATCCTTTGAAGGTAGAAGATATAAAAAAGATATAGATCATGCTCATGATGCATTGAATAAATTTAACAAAGGTCTCAATGGGAGACGACCAAGAAAAATCATGCTACTTGGTAATCACGAAGATAGGATAGATAGAATAATAGATGAAACACCCGAGCTTGATGGCACAATTAGTACTAATGATTTTCAATTTGAAAAATATGGTTGGGAGGTTTATCCATACCAAGAACCTGTTGTGGTCGATGGTGTACATTATTGCCATAATTTCCCTAACGGTGTTATGGGCAAGCCTATTAGTGGGGACAATATTGCTCGTGCTCTCTTACTAAAAAATAAAGTATCTTCTACTGTAGGTCACATACATACATTTGATTATTCTATGTGCACTACTCCAATAGGTAAAAAAGTAATTGGTTTATCTGCAGGTTGTTACTTGCATCATAAAGAAAATTATGCTAGAGCTACTCAAAGAATGTGGTGGAGTGGATTGATTGTAAAGAGAAACGTAAAGAATGGAGAATATGATCTTGAAACAGTTCAGTATAATTCTATCAGGAGGAAGTATGGCAGAAGATAATGTTAATTCACCATCCCACTATAGATATGGTAAAAAAGAAACTATAGAAGTTATACAAGATTGTATGACAGATGATGAATATCATGGGTATCTAAAGGGGAACGTTTTAAAATATGTTTCGAGATATAAATTTAAAGGCGAACCTTTAGAAGATTTACAAAAAGCACAATGGTATCTAAATAAACTAATAAAGGAGGTCAAATGACACATGGTGAAACAATGGAGAAACTTGGTAGAATAATAGCTTTACAAGAAGTTATGATTCATATGCAAGATGAAGTAAATAAATTAAATAAACAATTACAGGAGGCAGAACGTGGGAGCAGTGAAGCAAGCAATAATAGAAGTAGATGATATGGTTTGTGCTAGTCTTAACCAAGGCAGAACATTAAACCAAACTATAAGAGATTTAAGAACAGAGTTTAATAAAAGGGGTAGAGATAATCCTTATCTATTAGATGAAGATCTTATTGAAGATAAATATTATCAGTTTAGAGGTGCAGAATGATTAGAGATAAAATAGTAAAGGCACTAAGAAAAAAATATGAATCAGATATGGAAACTGCTTTAACAACTATTGATATTTATTTAGATAATTCTGTAGGTATTGGTGAACATCCACAACATATATCTGAAATAGATAAATTATTATCTACTTATTGCAGTGCCAAAGAAAAGTTAGAGTCTTTAATAAGACACTATGATGACAAAGAAATACCATTCTAATATAGGAGGAAAAATGGAGAAAGAAAAACAAAAACAACAAAAAGCTAACCCTAGAACTTACACTATAAGTTCTGAACAACTTATGGATATTATGAGATATTTAATGTCTCGACCATATGCTGAAGTAGTAAAACTTATGAATAGTTTATCTACACTAACACCACAATCTAGTGAGGGAAATAGCAATGACGGAAAAAAGTAATTTAGATAAATACACTGGAATATTATTTGAATTAAAAATAGGTTTAAATAAAGATAATGCTATAGTTATTGACTATGGTGGTAAACCTGTAGGTAAAATTCGAGAGGCACTAAAAGGTTATCCCTATCATGGAAACTTATGTGCTGCTGTTATTAATCATGCTAATGCTGTAGGAAAAAAATTACAAGATGATATTAAACAACTTATACAAAAAGTTTAGATATTACTTTTGGCATAACAAAGTTATGGATAAACTAGAAGGTTATGCTAGTTCATTGAATACTTGGTTTTGGCATAAGCGATGGGGTGACAGAAACCTTTATCGCTATAACCAAAATAACCAAAAAAAAAGACCTCCTGATTAATAATCAGGAAGTCTTGTGTTGCCTGCAGGGGGAGTCTATTAAACTAGACTCTCCCTTTTTTAATAACTTTGATCAGCAAATTTAAAATCTATGTTTTCTTTAAATTTATAATTTGGACCTTCTTCTCTCATTCTGTTTAATTGATTAATAAATACTTTATTTAATTCTTTTAATGCATCAGATTTTGTTGCACTAAATTTTCTACCAACTTTATTATTATAAATGTCTGTACCTGATGCCTCCATATACTTAGGTATATTACCTATTTCATTTCTACCTGTTATAAGTCCTTTACCAAATTTTAAAGCATCCATACCTTCTTTACCATAACCAATAGCACCAGCTAATATAGATCCTTTTTTATTTGCTTCTATTGCTGAAAATGCTGCATGTCTATATGCGTCCAGTATACTTGTTAGTTTAGGTAAATTAGGATCAGGACTTTTTTGCATACCTATGATATTATTATTATCATCTCTTGCAAAATTATACCCTAAATCTTCTAATAAAATCTGTAATGATGGAGAATTCTCTGTTGGTTTTGTTCTATAAGCACTAAGATACTCATCCATATTAAACAGATTAGCAGTTTGTTTATATATATTTTCCATTAATTTAATCCTTGCATTTGGACATTTAGTGGTTTTCTCTTAGGCAGTATCGGATTTAATATTTGATTTACTCTAGTTCTATAAACTGTATTTAAAAATTGTGGATAATCACTTTTTTCTGCATAGCTACCCATGCCCATAAATAATTTTTCTATTGATTGTCCCTGTTCTATAGCTTTTCTAACGTTATCGTATGCACTACCAGTAGTTATAAGTTTTAAAAATGCGTGAATACTATCTTTAGAGTTTTCAAACTTTCTTAATTTAGCACCACCACTTGTAGGTAAAAATTCATCATCACCCGTTGGGTGAATACCAAAATAATTTTTAGCTTTTTTAGCTGTTGGTGCTCCTTGAAATTGCATATTGCCTGTTTCAGCTGTAGCCACTGTTAGTATAAAAGAATTAGGAATAGAGTATTCAAAAGAGTCTTTACTATACTCTTCTTTAACTTCTCTTATTTCATCAGCAAAATTTCTAATTTTTGTATCGTCAGCCATAACATTATTTAATATAAATATACTAGCAATTCCAAGCACGAAGTGCTTTATTAATTCTTGAATTTGGATCATTAGCTGTTTTTGAAGATGTTAATTTTTTCTTCATTCCTTTCATACGTGCACAAAAACTAGCACGTCTTTTGTTTCCAACTTTTTTACTAGGTGCTTTTAAATTACCACCAGTAGCTCTATTGTAACTAGCTCTACCTTTAGCATTTAAACCACCTGAGGGGTTCTTACCTTCTTTACGTTGCCATGCAGGTGTCTTAGCCATTATTTTTTCCTTACTGTTTGTGCAGCTCTTTTAAAGTTTGCTGCAGTTGGTGCACCTTTAGCACCTTTCTTTTTCATTTTACCACCACGTTTTCTTTTAGCGTGGATGTTAGCATATAGTCCTTTACCTGGCATTATGCTCTACCTTTTTTCTTAGATCTTAACATAGCAAAATCTTTCTTAGTAAGTTTGCCATCTTTATTTATATCTAATTTTTTTCTTTTTCCAACTACTTTCTTAGTTTTATTTTTCATCATTTTGTACATTAACTATAACTCCTATATTGTTTTACTTTCTTTGCAATCCCTTTCGGTTGTTTCACAAATTGTTTTCCCTTTTTTGTTCCTTTTCGCTTTGCTCTTGTCGTTGCCGCATATTCTGCAGATGACAGCGACTTGATCGCTTTCTCTGGTAAATATCGTTCTCCCGTAACTGAAGATTTTTTCCCCGACTTCGTTCTCCATTTTTGTTTCCCCCATGCTTTTAAACTTCGTTGACTTTTTGCTAGTGCCATATTACTTGTAACCTCCACCAGCTTTTTTATAAGCCTTAGCTAATGCTTGGGCTTTTCTTGCTGACCATTTACCAGCACCTGTTCCATGAGATGCTTGTGCTTTAATCC